GCTGGACCAGTGGCCATTGTAACGGGAACGAGAACGAGGCAAATGCAACGAGGGAACGAGGATCAGTAAACACGGACACCGGTCTGTACAGTTTAAGAGACTTCTGCAAGAGGGTCTCTTTGAAGATAATTACCTTACCACCTGCCATAATATATTTGTTTATCCAAACAATTTGCCACTTATTTAGCTTAGGATAACTTAATGAATCTGATTTAAGTTCAATCCAAAAAACTTCATGATCCATTACTGCATGAATATCAGGTATACCATTAATTGTGCTAGATTCTATGCGAGTTAAAAAGCAATTAGTCAGTCCTTTTTTTACCTTTTGCCATAGCCTAGACTCCCCATTTTTATTGCTCATGATTAAGTAAGTTTTTTGATTTCTTTAATAACAGAATTAGGAATCAGAGTTGTATTACCGATTGATTCTATTTCTGTTTTATTATCATTATAAGAGTAATCCCCAAAAATTCTTGTAACACCTTTTGCCTGGGAGAGCAGGTGACCTTTGGTGATGCAAGTAGCTAGTTTAGCTTTCTTTACATCTGAGAACGAAGACCACGAAGAATCCGAAACGATATCGAACCATTCAACAGAAACCATTGGATACTTATCAATCTCCTGTTTGACTTTCTTTGGCATTGCAATTCTTTTTCTAATCATCAATCTCAACCTTAATCTTACCTACAGATGTAAACATTGTAGAGTTATGTACCTGATTGAATGCGTCTAACCAATCAGACCAGCTAGCCTTTTTCAATTGCTGTAACGTCCTCTGACTCAATCTCGATTGTCTTAGCGTTGTATCCATCGATCTTGTTTGACAGTTCCTCAAGTTTTTTCTCAAGTTGTTCACGTGACATACCCTCCAAACCACTGACAGTTACTTCTTTACGATCTACATATGCGCCTGCTAATTGACCTGATCTATATTCAGCATTTATAGCAGCAGCGTATTGTTTATCTTTCTCAGCTTTGTCAGAAATTCGTTCTAATCTTTTAAATCTTCTTAAGTTGTCACTCTCGTATTTCTTTTTTTCAAGATCAAATAATTTATCAAAATAATTTGCAATATGTGGACTATGCTTTCTGGATAACATTCTAGATGCAACAGATCCATAATCTCTTTCATTTGTACAAACATAGCCTGCACGTTTAAGTGCTTCAGCTTGTGTAATTGATCCCCAATCTTTTACGTATATCTCTACAAACATTTTTTGTTTAGGAGTTAGATCAAGTTCAGTTCTTAATGATTTCTTTTTAAGTCCACCAGGCATTATTTATTTATACCACCTTTTTTAAATCCAAAATTCTTTTGCCCTGTCTTACGTTCTTCAACTCTTTTTTTATTTCTAAATCTTCTTTGAGTTAATGCTCTTCTGATTCGATCCTTACCAAATCGATTCATCATATCTACCACGTAAATTTGTTTTTTGTTCATAATTTCTATTATATAGATTATTTCAACCCATAGTAATAGCCCCAAAAAGTTTCGATAGCGTTCCCGCAAGAGTGGTGTATCCTAGATACACCACGGATACACCATAGATACACCACTAAAATTGATTAAAAGTGTTGGTATAATTGACTAGTAGACGTTTAGATACACCAGATACACCTCTTTTACCCCCTGGGGTACTTTTTATTAATCATTAGTCTGAGATATCTATATAGTAAAATTTTTCTATTTGTCCGGTGTCCGGTTTTCGTGTACAGTGAATATGTGTTTATTTGTTTAATACACGTTCTTTGCTCGATTCTTGGGGGTTTACTTGCTCTCTGGTTAGTTCCCCCAGGGATCAAATATATTAGACCTCCGTGACTAGTCCTTTAACCTTTCGAAATTTTCTTCATTAATTAATTTTCTAATCTCTCTTCTCTCTTCCTTATTACTTGCATTACGATAACGTTTATATAAATCTCGATAACGGATCCATGAAGATTGTAATTTAGTAAACTTTATTTTACCAACTTCAATCAACTTCTTATATTCACCACGTACAAAGTCTGGGTCCATCTCAGCTCCCCAACACACACGTTGAAAATCATCAGAATTTTTTAAAAACCAACAATGACTATCATGTTTATGATACGTTTCTTTTTTAAAATTAGACGGATTGATCGCATCTTCTAAGGCCTGAACAAGTATCGCCTGAAACAATCTCTGTTCAGCGTAGGCTTTAGGTCGTGTAATCTCTAGGCTCAACTTAATGCCCAAAAATTTTAGTAAGCTTGGAGCACAAGTCATAAGCTTTTAATTTATCCATCTCATAAGTCCGTGAAGGTTTTTTTCTAAATTTAGGAGTGGTGTATACCTCGATATACAAATCCCACATACGTTCTAGATAGTTCATCTTCTCTTCACCTGTCATAACGGTGAGCAGAACAATAGAATGCTTTAGTAATCTATTAGAGACTTTTGTATTCATTCGCATAACCACGATGCGGGAAAAGATGATATGGAAAAATTACACCGTGGTTATACATTTTTAACGATCAGTTTTATGCCTTTAGCTTGCGCTGCAGCTTTACGTCCTGATCGCCATCTATCCTCGATCTTATCAAGGAAAGAAAGACTAAAATTTCCTAAACCAAAGTCATTTCCACAATACAACTGAAACATCAAACTTGTTAACTCATCATAAGTTTTTTTATTTGGACACACCATTACTAGCTTGTCCAAAGCTTGATTTAATGCCTCTTCGCTGCTTTTTTTTACAGCTTTACCCACAAAATAATCCTTTTATTAAAAGTTAATTTTATGATTCGTTGTTCGGTGAAAATAAAGTGTTTTGAAAGCCCCACTTATCTCATTTAGGCTTAGGAATACGTAATTGATTATTATTTTATTTAAAATTTAATTGCAAGAAAAAAAAGGGCCAGTCTCCCGGCCCCTTTTCGCCAGTGGAGGCTATTTACCATTCAAGAGTTTCTTTCCTTGATTAAGTAAGTTCTCTTTCATTTTAGCATAAGGTACGCCCTCTTTCTTTGCTATCTTCTTAATCTCTTCGTCTACCAACTTTGCAATCATATTGCCTGGTCTTCTAAAACCATTTGAGCCCATCGCTCTAATAATAGTATATGAATCGATATCAACTGCACAGGATTTCCATTTATTTATATCCATATTTTCTCCTTAAAAAAATGTTATGTAATACAATCCACCAAAAATTACTAATAAAATTTTCGCTGGTATTAAAAACAACAATGCACAAATAATTGTTTTAATAATCAGGTTGTTCATCTTCTAATCCTTTTAATTGATCATATACAAGTTCAGATGCTACCTTTTCATTAATAATATAGATAGGCATATCTTCAAACTTCAATGAACATTGCTGTAATCTTTTCATACAATTTTGAAAATCATCGTCTGCATATTCTAATGGTTGCCCACTAACTGCATGCGCAGGTAACTGATCTAAGATCTTGTCAACCTGTTGACACCAATTTTTAAAAGTTTCAGATTTACTTTTCATTAAGTATCTTCTCCAGATCTTGCATTGGACTTTCTGATAATTCCACTACAGCTTTTTTTAATCTTTTATTTTGTTCTGTAAGTTTAGTCAGATTAGCCTGTAGATCATCCATGTTTTTTAAAAGTCCTGCTAAAGTTTTTGCAAGATTTTCTAATGCTACATCTAAATCTGTAGCTTCCATGTCTGGTGTAAGTTTTAATGTTTCAACTGACGTTCCAGGACCTGTGCTAATTGTTCTTGGTTGTTGTGTTGCCATGTGGCCTCCTCTTTGTTATTATTATTAATACTCCTAATATAATTATTTTCATGGGATATGCAAGGATATTATGACTAAATTTTACATGGTTTTATATATGTGCTCTATGCTTAGTGGCCAGTGTCCGTCGTACAATTACACTGGGCATTCGTTTAATACCCACACAGAATGTATAGAATTTGGTTATCGTATTGCTTATGGAACTTTTAAGGAGTTAGATCAAATAGAAGATTTTTCAAAAGAGTATATAGAAAATAGCAGAATAGCTGTTAAATTTGAATGCAAACCTATCGAAGTTAAAGAACCAATCATCCCACCCCCAAAACCAAAAGGTAAAGCTACATAGTTGCAATGTGGTCACATTTTGTTATATAATACTCCATGAAGCTATATCGCGTCCAAGCAAACTATAA